GGGTACACAGGCGTGCGAGGTATGTATCTGGACTATCCGCTCCAGTACTGCTCACGCTTCGCCATTACAGAGGAAGGTATGCTGAACATGATGAGGTTCGCAAACAGCATCACACAGACAGAGAAGACATGCATTAACTTTCTCGCTGACATGTGCGACGGACACAGCTGCGAACGTATCTGCAATCTCATTGACACCATGAACGGAGGTGGCAAGTAATGCCAGGCGTGCCTGTAATCCACACCAAACCGGGAGAAAAGATCGTGGCGTACTTTTCTACCCGCAACCTGTACGGCGTGCTTCCCGCCGCATACAAGTCCCTCCTGCACCACACGCCAAACGTGCATGTGCACTGCTTCATAGAGGACGATGACCTGCCGTATAAAACACCTCCGCAGGTCACCTGCGTGAACGTGTCAAAGCAGACGCTGTTCCCTCCTGACGGGCCATGCTTTAAGTCATCGTTCACGTACATGATCCTGCTTAAGGCCGCGCTCACCAAGATATTTCCAGATGCGGACCGTGCGTTGATCCTCGATGTTGACACAATTGTCTGCGATGACATCTCCGCATTTTGGGATCACGATCTTAGCCATGCCTATTACGCTGCGGTAAAAGAACCGAGATCCACACTCAGAGTTGGCGTGCCGTACGCAAACTTCGGCGTTGTTATGCTGAACCTCGATAAACTCCGCAAGTCCGGCAAGGATGACCTGATCATCGAGGAACTGAACACACACTACCACTTACTGCCAGAACAGGATGCCTTTAATCTCATCTGCATGAACCGTTTCGATCCGCTGCCACCTGAGTATAACGTTACCTTCGATGGCATCACGGACAAAGCGGAACGAACCGTGATACAGCATTTTGCGGGGATTAAAGACTGGTCAGGATTTGATATCGTAAAGGAATGGATTAACAGAGAGGAGTGATTACAATGGCAGAAAAGAACGGAACAGAACTATCAGAAGAACAGGTGAAGGATATCGTAAAGAAAAAACGTGGAGCGAAATGGATCCAGGACCTGACAGATCAGGGCAGTGAACTGTCACAACCGGGCGATAACTCACGCTTTATCCGTCATGCTATGGCTTCATGGGGACTGCCGAAGATCGACATATCCGATCCTGCACAGGTCGAGGAGCGGATCGGAATGTACTTCCAGTACTGTGCGGACAATGACAGGAAACCTCAGATAGTTGGCATGTGTAATTGGCTTGGGATAAGCAGGGAAACGCTGAGTGTATGGAGAAATGGAGAGTATCGAAAGGATACTCACTATGACATCATTAAAAAAGCGTGTGCTATAATCGAAGAAATGTGGGCCGATTATATGCAGGCAGGAAAGATAAATCCTGCCACCGGAATCTTCCTAGCGAAGAACTGGTACGGATACAAGGATGTAGCTGACGTGGTTGTTACTCCGAACAATCCGCTGAAGGATCTTGATGCAGACCAGGCACGGAAACGTTTGATCGACTCAGTCCCTGACGAGGACGAATAAAAAAGAACGGGCATGTTGAACGAACATGTCCGTTTTAATTTATCTGTATTTATATGAAACAGTACTATTTTGTTAACCTATACTTATACGAAACAATATGATTTCATTCAGTTTGTCCCATAAATATATATATTGTCCCATAAAATAATATATATACTCCTTACGACGTGACGGGTTGCTTTTGGGTTGAGCGATTCCGGAACGGGACTGCTTATCCGGAAAAGAAACGGGCAGGTGCTGACTGATCGGAATGGACGAAGTATTACCACTGTGGTAAACTATTCGTAAAACGTATGTTTAGCGAATAGTTGATATACAACATGTTGTGCCGTGTCAGATGAGGTATACAATATGTTTTATGATGCATAAAAATCTGTATAAAACAGGCTGAAACTGCATAATATTCATGGCGTTTTCCGTATAAAACGGGCGAATATGCACGCATTCAGGCAATAAAAAACCGCCCCATTCGGAGCGGTTCGGACTCAATATCTCGGTTCAGGAGCGGAAGCCAGGTTACCGGAACGATCACCGGAGAGATAACGCCGGATCAGATCTGTCTCCCATTTGTCAGTCTCGGATGGATTGTTATCCCAGAATTGTGTCTCTTCATAATACAGGATGGCGTTGTTGATGTACTGGATAATCTCGTCAGCATTCTTCGGCACGCGTTTACCGAAGTCAGAACGGGTCATTTCAGGCATGGTATCATCTCCTTTGACTTATTCTACACGACAACAGACGGAGCCGTCAACCGCAGCGTTACGCATCGTTCTCTGTGTATCCGATGCGATCCTTAATTCTGCGGACAATCTCCTGATCACTGCCGCCTTTAATCAGGATACGGGCGATAATGTTGGGGCGGACTGTCAGCAACAGCTTAATGAACGGCGTAGAAGCACGGCCGGAACTGATGTACCAGTTGAGCGGATACACAGGTTCAGTTCCGAACATCCACTGGCGATCATGTTTGTTCAGCATACGCCAGGCTGAGTCATTCACGGCGTAGATGTACTGATCAATGCCGTAGCAATCGAACGGATACTTCTTCACGGTTCAGTTCTCCTCTGGTTTAAGGTCTTCATAGATAGACAGGAACAGGTCAACAGTCAGGATATCAGGGATTGTGTATCCCATATCAATTGCTTTCTGATACAGGACAAACACATCAGCAGGTTCAAGAACGGCGAGAGGGTCACCGTCTGTTACGTTACGTACAATCTCAACACAACGGTCATAATCGTTCTGAATCCAGATACTCATTTTAATATCCCCCTTACCACAGATCTTTTGCAGAGTAGCGGAACGTTCCTTTGAACGGATCTTTTATTTCGAAGTACTCATCGCCGTTCTCATCGGTCAGAACGGTCTCTCTCGTGAGCATCACGCCACGGACATCAACACGCTTCGGCGTGCGGTACTCAATCCGCAGGTAACGGTCCGGATCACGCCTGGAGTAGTACTTCTTTCCAACTTCGAATGTTGCAGCCATTGCTCACACCTCCTGAATAAACTTTTCAACCTGAGTTTGGGTCAGAACGAAGACGGCATCAGTAATATCTTTGAACTTCCACAGGTGCTGCGGAGTGTAGTCTTTTGTTTCAATGTTGTATCCGTTACGGAAGAAGTCAACTCCAGTAAAGTACAGGTGATCATGTCTGAACGGACACCAGTACTTCTTTCCTTTGACAAGCTGTTCAACCTTCATTGCTCACACCTCCTCGTATTTCTTGCCGTCAGCGATCTGGATGCCAACCTTCATTGCACAGCCTGGATCATCGAACACCTGATACATAATGGAGCGGAGAGTACACATTCCCTCGCAGTCATGCTTGGCGGTATCGAACGAGTACACAGCCAAGCACCAGTCATCGGAATGGTTTCTGTTATTGTAGCGGTAGAACACCACGATCACATGGTCACGGTACGGGATGACATGATCAGAGAGGAACGCACACTCAAGATCCTCCAGTGATTTATGGAACGGGATGCAGTAGCAGTTGGCGCGGATCTCCAGATCAGACGGCTTGCCGTCACTCTCACCTACGGCGAGATTCCAGATATGAGCGAGTTCTTCAGGAAGCATTCCTTCGGGATACTCTACGCCCTCTTTATCCCATTCGGACATGTTCAGACGGGCGTCATCCTCTGTCATGGGAGAGCGGTCGCAGCCACCATCCAGGAGCATGGTGAAGACGAAGGAACGGATGTCATTCATGGAAGCAGTCATTTTCTTTTCTCCTTTCTTATTACACCGCAACGCATGCGGAGGAAGTCCAGTATGAAACGAGCGAGTTGATCTGTTCGTCAGTGTAGCGGTAGATATATTTCTTCTCCAGGTCGGCACCGTCACGGATGTATCCATAACCTTTTCCTTCACGCTTGGGATCAGGAAGGGTCTCACAGCCATTCTCAGCGATTAGGTAACGGGACTGGGACTTTGTAGCGGTACGCAGTCCAACAATGGTATTGAAATTGCATTTGAGAACGGTTGGGATCGTCTGAGCCATGATGTTTTGACTGCAAGCGATCACATGAACACGGGCAGCACGGCCAATCTGAGCGAGTCTCTGAAGCAATGGGAGCGATTCTTTTTTCTGCGTTGTCATGAGATCCGCAAGTTCGTCTATGATCACGTACAGATGCGGACCGTCATATTCACGGACACGAGCGGACTGCATGATACGGAAGCGGTTCTCAGTCTCATCTACTGCCAGTTGCAAAGCACGGATCATGTCCGCAGGTTCGGAAGCGTAGCGGACCGTGTGCGGAAGTTCTGCGTACTGGATGAGCTCAACCTTTTTCGGATCGATGAGAACGAAACCACATTCGAACGGGGAACGGGTCATGAGGAGCGTACAGATAATGCCGTTCACGGTCACGGACTTTCCGCTGCCCGTAGCACCTGCAATGAGCAGGTGCGGACGATCAGCGAGAGCGGAGAACAGCTTGTAATACTCGCCACCAGGAACACGATAGGAGCGAACGGAACGGAGCATATCAGAACACCTCCATCATGGAAACGGAACGGGAGAGGAACATGTCATAGGAGACGAGCGATACATCAATCATTCCGCAGTCAAACATGCTGTGGATCTGTTCGTAAAGGGTCATGTCACGTTCGTCAATCTGTTCATTCGGAAACAGCTTGCTGATCAGGGAACGGATATTTGAAACGGTAGGAACGAAGTCACGAACGGTTGTTACGTAGTGATCCTTAAGGGAATGGAGACCGGAGAAATTCCATTCATAAGCGGAAATAGATACTTTGTAGGAACGGGCAGTCATGGTTTCAAACCTCCTATCAATTAATGATACTTCATATCGTAATAATATATTACTACATTATGTGGTACAAGTCAAGCGAAACGTAGTATTGAAGGGATCAATAATCACGAACGAGAACGGGCGAAGGATAAAACGGAACGGGATTGTCAGCACGCACCACCATGGGAGCGGAACGGGAGCAGGTACGGTATACTCGGATGCATCCCTTCCGGCACGGGATGCGGATTGTCATAAAACCTGTGTCAGTTGCGAACGAGTATTTGATTTTATGGGAACGGAGAACGGAAGCAACCTCCATTTCAGTTTTGCAGTCAGAAACCAGGGAACGGACACGAGCGGATGTAATCAACATTTTCAACACCTCCATTAATAATTGAACAGGTAGTCACAGGTATCAACTGACTTTCCGTTTTCATCCTCTACAGATCCTTCGAAGATCTGAACGGAAGGGAAACGGGAATGGAACGCTGCATAGTCAGGAACGGACTTGTCAAATCTTTTCACGAGCCAGGAAAACAGATCGTACATATCATTGCGATACAATCCCCATTCATGGTTACCAACAACACGAACGTGCAGTGAACAGGAACGGTCACGAACTTTTGTAGCGGATACAGTACCGTATCCCTGCCAATGTTTAATTTTCATTTGTTACACCTCCACTTCAATGATCAGTTCATCATTGGCTGCGTACACTTCCACAACCACATAACAGGAAACATCAAACGGGATATCGCCATAAACGGGGTCAGAACAGAACAGTTCTCTTTTATCCTTTACATTCAGGATACGGAATGAACCGTTAATGGGAATGTCATAAACTGAAAGAGTCATTTTCCGTACACCTCCGTATATTCTTTGATCATTCTTTCATAAAACGGGAATGCTTTTTCAAGTGTTGGGAATGTTTGATTGACAGGATATCCAGGTTTTCCGATAATGTGAACTTGAACGGTAAAACCATACGGATATTTGAGCAGGTAAACGATATATTTTGTTGTTGGGTGTACCCTGTATTGATAATTCATTCTTTACACCTCCACACAATATTCATACCATTTTGCATTGTCCAACACTATTTCTTCATAGTCAGGTTCGTACATGTGATCGTAATAATCACTCGTTTCGTAGTTGTCTATGACTTCCTGCACGCATTCTTCTATGAATTCAGAACGGGCAGTGTCATTCGGAAAAGCAATCCAATTTTCTTCTTCGCATTCTTTTACCGCATCCGTTACATTGGAGCGGATTGTTTCATCAGTGATTGACAGAATAACTTTCATTTTCAAAACCTCCGTATTTTAATTTTCAGAATTCCAGGAACGGGCAGGAGCGGACTTTTTCGCCGTTCCTGCCGTGCGGTTGATCAACAGAACGGCAAGTCAGGAACTTTGTAGAATACACTGTCACGTAACTTGAGAATGATATTTGATATCTCTTTTCCCGTATAACCTACAATCTCGCAATCATTCCTGCCGTTTATGGTAGCCATTAATATTTCAAACAATTCAGTTGTGAAACAATCCGCATGATTGAACGGGTCACTTTTTGAAAACTCTTGCCATTCCTTTTTCAGTTCGGAAAGAGTGTATACTTTTTCAGTATTCATATCATATAACCGCATATTTACAACCTCCGTTTCATTTTCAGGAACGGCAGGAGCGGAGTGTTTCCGCTCCTGCTTTGCTTTGCATCAGTGAATTTTAAATGCTATTGTTTCGCCGTTATTCGCTTGCCAACAACCTACACCACGGCACGCACAATTCAGACAATTTCCTCCGCACAATTTCCAATTGTCTTTTATTTCTTCTTCTTTTTCGTATACGTTTGTTGTTGGCAAGTTGTACGGGTTTATTGCTTTTAAGTTTGTCCATTCTGAAAACAGGATATGTAAATTTCCAGGAATTTTCCCATTTTCTTTTATCCATTCATTTACAATTTCATACTGTTTTGTGAAACAAAGGAACGAAACATTTTCATTGTCAATTGCCGTTTTGATCATGTAACGGAAATATTCTTTGTTGGGGATATCTCCGCTCACATGGTAACGGAAATATCGCACATTCTGAACGGCTTTATTTATTGCTTTGAAATATGCTTTTGTGCTATGTATTGCAATTGCTGTATTCTTTGCATAACTATTTGCTACAGTTGGGCGTAAAGCACACAATTTCTTTGCATAACACTTTTTTCCGCACGTTTCTTTGCAACGTTTCGGACAGGTCAAAATAGGAAGAAGGGAAACACTCGCAACTTTGCCCATTTTGTTGTTACCGTCTGAAATTGTTACCATGTTAGAAACATTCTTTTTGTTTTTGATCATGTTTACAATGATCATGCACCAATAAGTAAACAGTTCTTTCATTTTCTCAACAAACTTTTCCATTTTTCAAAACCTCCGTTTTTATTTTTGAGTGCGATACACTCAAAGCAGGAAAGCAGGTTTTATATTGTGCTTTACTTTGCCGTAAAGCGTTTATACGTTGTTGTTGTTTCAAGTTCCTTTGCAATTGCAGGATACTTTTCTTTAAGTGCTTTTTTGTCTATATCCGTTCGTGTACAATCTTTGTTTGTTACTTTGTACTGTCCGCATGTTATTTCTTCTTTGCCGTTCATATCCGTTATAATATCCGCTTTGAGTGTTTCAAGTTCCTTTGTCAATTGCTCAATTTCATTCTTCTTTTTCAGGAACATTGTAATTTTAATAATAGTTGTCATTTTTCTTTTCCTCCGTTTTATTTTTTTGTTTGTTGTGTTCTTTGCTTTCCTGCTTTGAGTGTATCACTTTTATTGTGATACAGTCTCAAACAACCTATTTACAAAAGAGGTTTGTATTTCAGAGGATACAGTCACGGCACAATCTTTGTAAAACAACCTGTCACGTTCTTTTGGTTTGTGCTATGTTCCTTCTGTCTCTTATACACATC